TTCACTTACAAGGAATGCTGCGAGTATCGCCAGACTAAGTGAAGAAGAAAGGTTATACATTAGAGCTATTGAACGAAGGGGCGAGTCTATAGAGGACGAGCCTAGAATAAAACTATCAACTATTCACGCTATGAAAGGAGGAGAGGACGACAATGTTGCGGTGTATACAGGATCCACCAAGGCATGTCTGGAAGGTAAGCACCCAGAAGATGAGCATAGAATTTTTTATGTTGCTGTAACTCGAGCTAAAGAAAATTTATACATAATAGAGTCAGATAAAAAATACAGGTACATGATATGAAAAGAGATGAAATATTACAAGAGGCAGAGCGGATGATTAACGGTCCGAGGGCCAAGGATTATGGAGATGCGTATCTTAACCATGAACGCATTGCTAAGATGTGGAGGGTTTTACTAGGACAAGAGGTTACCGTTGAGCAAGTCTACATGTGTATGATCGCAGTTAAACTTTCTCGGTTGATTGAAACACCAACGCATGAGGACAGTGCTATAGATATATGTGGTTATGGTGCCCTTCTTGGGGAGGCTTGTGATGCAGAAAGAAATGTTTGAAAAAGATAAGATCATTGCCGAGCAGATGAACCAAGGCAAAGAGGTCTTTTGGAATAAGCCAACGAGTTATCCAGACCTTACCCAATGCAAACAGATAGCTGTTGACCTCGAGACTTCGGACCCTAACATTAAGTCTGGCCCCGGTTGGGCAAGGAACGATGGGTTTATCGTTGGTATTGCTGTAGCAACTTCGGATGAGTCTTGGTACTTTCCCATCCGACATGAGAGTGGCGAGAACCTAGATCCAAAGATCACGATGAAGTGGCTCAAGAAACAGATGGCTACTCCACACATAGATAAGATCATGCACAACGCTACCTATGATGCAGGATGGTTGAGGGCAGAAGGGGTCGAGGTTCAAGGAAGAATAATCGATACCATGATAACCGGGGCGATAGTTGATGAGAACCGTTTTTCATACAGCCTTAATAACTTGGGTCGTGATTACTTAGGAGAAACAAAAAACGAGAAGCTCCTGCGTGTAGCAGCTGCGGAGTGGGGCATTGATCCCAAGGCTGAGATGTATAAACTTCCAGCCGAATACGTTGGTGCGTATGCCGAACAGGATGCCGTTCTTACCATGAAACTATGGAAGACGTTAAGTACGGAGATTGAGAAGAAAGATCTTTGGGGCATATGGAATCTGGAGACAAGCCTTATACCTATGATGATTGACATGCGTATGAAAGGTGTGCGTGTGGATCTAGACAGTGCGGAGAAAGCAAAGGTTGTTCTCAAAAAGAAAACCAAAGACTTGAGAGATTGGATTAAATCTAAGACAGGAGTTGCTATTGAACCTTGGGCAAGTTCCTCGGTGCAACATGTCTTTGAGTCTTTAAACTTAGCATACCCTAAGACGGAAGCTGGTGCTCCTTCTTTCACAAAGCAGTTCTTATCTGCTCATCCGCATGAGGTGTGCCAATCCATTGTTAAACTTAGAGAGTTTGATAAGGCTGACTCAACGTTCATAGATACAATACTAAAGCATGAGCACAAGGGTAGGATCCATGCTGAGTTTCATCAGTTAAGAAGTGACGATGGCGGTACGGTTACCGGTCGGTTTTCTTCATCTAATCCAAACCTCCAACAAATTCCTGCCAGAGATCCTGATATCAAGAAGATGATAAGAGGGTTGTTCATACCAGAGGAAGGAACAAATTGGGGATCCTTTGATTACTCAAGCCAAGAACCCAGGTTATTGGTACACTTCGCAGCCAGCGTCGGTAAGTTTAAACATGCTATGGTTGATAACATTGTGAAGGAGTACAACAATGGAGACGTTGATCTACATCAGATGGTTGCAGACTTTGCAGGCATTACCCGGAAGGAAGCCAAGGTTGTTAACTTAGGTATTATGTATGGCATGGGCAAGGGTAAGTTAGCCAATCAGTTGGGGGTGTCTGATGCAGAAGCAGCAGAAGTTCTTGCTACCCACAAGGAAAAAGTTCCGTTTGTTAAAGACCTTGCAGAACTAGCAAGCAAACAAGCAGCAGAGTTCGGTCTTATTCGCACGTTGCTAGGGCGACGATGTCACTTTCATTTATACGAGCCCACTACTTTTGGGTACAAGAAACCCCTTCCTCTTGAAAAGGCGAGGGAAAAATACGGCATGAGTTTAAGAAGAGCATTTACTTACAAGGCTTTGAATAAACTTATTCAAGGATCCGCTGCGGATCAAACAAAGAAAGCTATGGCAGACTGTTACAACGAGGGACTTTTGCCTATGCTAACCGTTCATGATGAGTTATGTTTTTCTGTAGAAGGAGACGATCAAGCACGACGCATCAAGGACATAATGGAAAATGGGTTGTCGGATGTCTTGAAAGTTCCCTCAAAAGTAGACCAAGATATTCCTGCCCTTCAAGGTAAACCAAATAATTGGGGAGAAGTAGAATGAAAAAACATTTTAATATATCAGATAATTTTAAATCACTTGGTTTTAAAGATATGCATACAGAACAGATAGATACTTTGATGAGTTTTATGAACATGGCTGCGGACAACGCAGGAGCTCTTGATGATGTTTTAAAGACCAAACTAAAAGACAGTTACCTTAGAACTCTTGAAGATAGAATGAACGATGTAATGATAGTCTTTGGAGGCACTGGCGTAACAGTTGAGGAGGACGATCCTTTAATTTAATCTACAGGTTGAGGAACAAACGTTGAAGGAGCAGGGGTCGGGGATCTAGATACGTTATCCGGAGCTAACGGCAATCCTTTCATGTCTCTTTGAATTTGTTTTATATCTAGTCTGATGTCTCTGTACTTATCATATATTCCTGCACGTTTCATCTTTGCTATGTTGTCATCACTAACGGTAAAGGGTTCAAAAGAGCCTCTTAAAATACCCTTTACCCCACCTATCTTGAGAGTTTTAAATAATTTTTTCTGTTCTCTGTCCGACAAACCAAGAGTTCTTATATCTTCTACAAGTTGATAGTATTGTTTATCCACTCTTAACTTTGTGTTGTTAGCTTTTTCAAATGCTTCTTTCATACTGCCAGATGTAGCATTAAAATCATCTGTAACTGTATTAAACATTCTCTTGGCATCTGTCTGTGCTCTTTGAAACTGCCTAGCTTTATATTGTAAAGATCTTTTAGGATCAAATTCTAAATTACTTATTCCTGAAAACTGTCGGATCATTTCGTCTTCAAACGTTCTTTGATTACCCATCTTATCTTCGGAAGTCATTCCAAGAAAAGTTCCGTCTCCTCCTCCTAAATAGGATGGTCGTTTTTCAATCTTATCAATAAGACCTCGACCAAATCTATCAGGCTGAAGTTTTCCACCTGATACTTGAACAGGAACTCCTGTTGGTATCAACGTATCAAACGAATGAACTATACCTTTTGTAACTTTAGTGGGCCAAGAATCTTGAGGGTTAAATATTTCTGCTCCCGTAACAGTTCTACCTCCTCGGAAGACTGAATCTATCATGGATTCTGTGAGCATAGCTTCCGACATAAAAGGTTCTATTGTTTCAGCAAACGTTGCAAAACCTGTTTGTAATAAAGTTTCCCCAACATCTCTTCCTTCTGCCCTAGCTTTGTCATATTCAAACGTAGCTCTGTTAGCAAACCGAGTAAGAGAGTCATAAGGATTAGATGTGCTAAAGTTTATGTACGTTATCTTTCCGTCCTTGGTTCTTCCTGTAGGTATAAGCAAGGCTCCTTGCTCCCATCTAGGAGCAAACGATCTTTTATACGCATCCATTTCTTCTTCTGACACACCTGAAATAGCGTAGCCTATCTTGGCTGTCCCTATAGGAATAGCGGTCCAAGTAGCAAGAGCCGAGAGCATTCGATTACGACCCTTCATTTGAATAGCTGGTATTTCAGAAGCCATGTCATCAAGGCTTTGTTTTATAATTCCAAAACCAGTTCTGTATATTTCAACAGGAAAAGTTATAAAGTTACCAACAGGCAATCTTCTTGCACCTCGTAAGAACTCGGAAGATTTATTATAGTTAGGTACGGTGTCTTGAACTATTTGTGCTGCTCTGTTTTTTAAAAGTTCATCAAAGTATTCGTCTGTTTTTCCAGCTTGTTTTAACTGTGAAGCCACAGTGTTTGGTTGTTCTCCTTTTAATAAATATCTTTCAACAAGTTCTTTATTAGGTTCAGTACCAAGAGCACTTCTTAATTTAGAAAGTTCGGCTCGATAATTATAATACTTCCAGAAGTCATCACTGGATTGATAGACTTTTTCCGCTCCCTTTAAAAATCCTTTAGTTCCTCTGGCGAATGCATTGTCCCCTAATTTTCCTGTAATTGTTTCTACAAAATTGTCAGGAGTTCTTTTAGCAGATAAAGGATTAATGTTTAAGGTGTCTTGTATTTCTCTAAGCTCTGCGTTGGTTCCCATTATTCCTCTGCGTTGAGCATCCATTAGATCCGCGTACACAGCATCATCTCCTGCCTTACGAATATCTGCCATCACTAGATCAAGAGAATCTCTAAAACTAGCATCCCCTTTTGCAAATACTGGAACGTTTCCATTAGCCAGAGCAAATGCAACGGCGGTAGAAAAGTTTCTTACTTGTGTGATAGGAGATAAGATTGTTTTCGAATACTGAGAAATACCTTTTCCTTTTAGAAAAGCTCCGTAAAGACCTCTTACAGCATTTCCCACAGTATTATCAGAGGCCCAGACGGTTCGAGTTAAGTCATTATAAATATCCTTTGGAACAAGATACCCATCCAAATCTCCCCAAGCAATTTTTCCTGCAACGTCTTCCCACTTTTGTTCTTTTCCTGCAATAGTTACCATTTTGTTTGGATCACTTGGATCTATAAACTCTCCTTTAACTCCGGCTGCACCGTCTTCTCCTAACCGTACCCAGTTTCCTGAAGCTATTAATGCATCAGCTTGCGGATCAAGTGGGTCTTTAAAAAACTTTCCAACTCCTTGTTGATTTTTAGACATACGAGCAATAGAAGAAAAGTAATCATCAACAGCATTAAATTGAGCTATGTCACTTATAGTTTTTAAATAGGCTTGATATGGATCTTCTACCTCACCAAGCAACCTTCTAAGTGTCTTATCAACATTCGTTCTTTCAGTAAGTAACCCCGCATCTATTCTGTCTATGGCAACTCTGCCTCCTCCAGTTGAAGAAGTTTTAGGTCTGTGTTTACTTAAATACTTTTGTTCGGCTAACCTTGCAGCCTCATCTGTAATCTTACCAGTAACTTTTATTCCTCCAAGACCGTCACTTGATAAACCATTCTTTACCATAAATGCATCATTTAACACACCGCCAGTATCTGATTTTTTTAATTCAGATAATAATTTCTGTGTAAACTTCCTATTTTTTTTTAAGTAATCTCTTGCTGCATCTGATGCTTCTTTAGTCGGTTTATATTTAGCATTAGAATGTATTTCAAATGACCGTCTTAAAAATCCGTGTTGTCCTCTTTCTAAGACTTCATTTAAATGTTCTCCTGTAGTTGTAACATAATTGTTTCTACCTACAATTCCAGAATCTTTAAGCAATTTACTTTTTTTCCTTACACTTTCTTTCATTCTTCGTGCATTGGACCTAAGTTCTTTTGGTATCTGATCAAACAATTCTTTTTCTACAATAGGTCGGGCAACGTCACCGAGGTCACTTAGATGTGTAACCTTACCATCTGGAAGCTCTATCTCTCCTCGAAGGTAATT